CATCAAGTTGGCAAGACCAGCCTTGAGCGGCACCAGTTCCAGAGAAACTGGTTGGCGTAGCTCGTTGGCCGTTAGGTAGCAATATATCGGCACCATCCGCCCAAAAAACACGGTTGGGCCCGACATTGCCGCATGGTGCGTACTCGCCATAAATCTTCCAGTCACCAGAACGATACCGCAAATCACTGAACGGAATGACAACCTCGATTCCGGGTCCACATGCAAAAGATGCAGTCTCGTAAAGAGGGTTGGCTGGTATTTGCCGGGAAATTCCAGGAAAATCGACAACCATGTCATAGATGCAGTCGATGGCGGCTGACGGTGGCACGAGGGTGCGGGTGATATGCGAGACAACGGGATCCCGCAGCAGCACGAAGGGCTGATGCCGTGGATCCGGAAGGATCGGCGTGTATGGGGCTGTAAGGGTAGTAATGCCTGCCAACCCTGTTCCGACTTGCGGTTGCATTTGGGTAATAGGCGGCGAACTCCCAGGAACAGTCGGAAGCACACTCCAGTCCACCGTGAAGGTCTGAACTGGTCGTGCAACAGCAGTTCCCATGGCCGTCATGTCCCCGGGCATCGCAGCTCGCACGGCGTGACTCGTCATTGGTTCTGTCAATTGGTGCAGCAAAGCTTTCAACTCTGATTTCTCGTTGTAGGCTTCGTTGTTGAGTGTTTTTACGAATCTGGTTCGTGGTCTTTCCATCGTACATCCAGTGGTTACACTTGTTAGATTATTTTCGCCCATAGCCCCAGCTTGAGGGATGGCATAGCGATTACCGTCATTCTTGAATGACAACACTGTGGCTGCTGACATTGGTGTTTTTCCGAGCAGCGCAGCCACACGTCTGTACTCGTGATCGAATGCAGAAAACGAAGTGGGCCACGGATATTCAGGGTCAACACGCCGAAGTTCGTAGAAACCTTTGGCGGAGTTGGCTACACCTGAAAGCCGCTCGTACAAGACATCAATTTTCATTGGTTGGGAATTTTGCAGCTTTGATAAGTTCTTCCGGAAATTACCGAAGACGCGGAAAAATTGGCCCTCTCTGATGACTCGCACCATGCTGAGGTAACTCGGAATCATGGGTGCAACGTAAGCTTTGTCTCCATCCAAGCTAAGTTCGATAGTGATACCAAAAGCGGTTTTCCCACACTCGCAAATCTTAGCAACAACCTCTTCAACATCAGCAGGACTCTTGAAAGAGTCGATGCCATCATCAGATGTCATAACGCTGGCGACACGACCGTCAACGGCGCGAACGTCAATGTCAAAGATGGTTGAAAAGAGGTGGAGGTTGTAAATGCGATGTACGACGGTGTTAAGAACCGACGTCAGGTACTGTCCGGAGGGGTTGGTACCACATAAACCCAGCCACGTGCCGTCAGGAAAAACACAAATTGGTTGCGATATGGACCGAGCAATCCATTCGGCTACAGCAGGTGGTGCTTCAGTGAAGCTCAACAAGGTTTTGAGAACCCAATACGTTAACGTGGGGGAGTGATTTTTGTCAAATGCTTTGTAATCGACGCCAACACTGTAGTCGAACAACCGCCCAACCACTTTGTTCTCGTAGTCGACGTCAGTACAATTTAAATATACAAAAGGCAGGGTTTTATATGCATCAGAGACGCAGTGGAGGTACTTGTAGCACAACAAGTTC